TACCAAAAGTCAACTGCTTGCGTGCGCCTGAGTAGTTTGCAGACTCTGTCCATCCCGCATGTGAGGACATCGAATCAGCAGCGGCAAGCGTCGGCGCAGGACTGTTATCAATCAAGCCCATGAACCACGCAGCGCTGTAAGACGTTCCACTAAAATACTTAGCGTTCATGTCGGCAAGACCTTGGTTCACCACAAGATTGTCGAACCCGTCTTCCCATTTAATGTCTCCCAGGCTGTCGTAGCACTCCACCGTGAAATGCCCACCGACACGCAAGTCATCGACGTTGTCACTACCCATGGATACGGTAGCCTCAAATTGATCTTTCTTTGCTGATCCGTCTTTCATAATAGCCTCTACTCAATACGAAGGATGGCGTCGGTTGCTGACGCTGGTGGAAAGGTTACCGTTAAATTTGCTGCCGTCTTGGTAATGTTCTGACCGAAGTTTAAAACACATACCGATCTATCGCCATTGGTGCTGTTGTAAATCAAAGCCCCATTGGTCGTCAACGTGACATTCGTAAAGACTGCATCGTCAAAAGTCCAGTATGCAGTTGTTCCAGAAAAGGTTGGCGTAACGTTTGTGAGCGTGATGCCGCCGGCCGTGTAATTGGTTCCACTGCATTCACCAGCCGTCGTGTAGGCGGTGGTGTCAGCACCGATGTTGGCGTTTGCTGTGTATAAGGCCATCTTAAAGACATCGCCCGTTCCCGCGGTAAAGTTGTGCAATGCCTGCGGTAGCTCGACCTTGAAGCTGGTCGTCAGTGTTTGAATGATTGCCATCAAACAACCCTATCTCGAACCTGGCCCGAACGATACGCATCCATCCGCTCCATACCATCACCAAGGCGCTTGGCTAACGTCAACGCTTCCTTGTACCGGTTTGTCACCAAACCTACCATGTCCGGCTCGCCCTTCAGGAAGGTATACGCTTCGACCAGCGATCCATATAACAGGACGGTATCAAAGTTATCACTCAGCCAGGTGGTTGTTGAATCCACATTACCGTTGGAAATGGATGTTGGATAGAAGAAGTAATGCAACTCCATTTCGTATGCTGCATCTGGCGTTGGCCCTAACAAAAACGTCAATTCATTGGGTGCCGAGTAATCAGGACCGAAGAGCGCATAACAATAAGGCCGGCCCGTATTATTCGCCCCTGTTGGAATAGGAAACGCTTCACGAATGAAGTTCACATCCTTGTTTAACAAGTAGTGATACGAACCGTCTGCGTCGATAGCCGCCATGGAGTATGGCGCCAAGAAGTCAGATGGGCATTGGAGGTAGCGGTTGTTGGCCGACGTAAAGCCTGTCACATTCTTACGAAGGCTGGGGAACTGGACGGAATTAAAGATGCGCTGCTCTGCCTGCTCGGCAAAGGTCGCTAACTGCGTGTCTGTAAAAACGTTCTCGCAGTAGTTATTAATCTCGTCCTTGAGTTCGCCCCAGTTCACGCCATCGGTCCCCTGCACATGACGCCCTTGGTCGCAGCGCCTGACCCACGCATTTTAATCCCGGTCGTCTTAACGCCAAGATTGGGATTGCTAGCTACCCCACAGGTTGGCTGCCAATCAGGGATCATGTTGTACGGCATTCTTTTGCCTGGCTCAGGAGAAGCAACAACCTTGGCGCCTTCCATCGTATGCGGTTCTGCATAGACAGAGGCCGGTCCAACTTCTTTGCCGCCCATCTTCATGGAGTATTTAGCCATCACTTGGACCCCTGGTTACGTACCCGTGCCATGTTGCGTCCCATTTTACGCATCATCTCGGATGTTGGGCCGCCTTTGCGAAGCTTCTTGACATTGGCATCCGGGTGAGCCCCTTTGCCTTTTTGCATGTGCTTCTTGAGTGCTTCTTTCATATCCATCTTTGACTCCTAAGATACCGTTACTGAACCTAACTCGGCCTGACCAATCAAGTTGTTTGGGGTCATGCCTGTGTCATACGATCTTGCTCCGCCTACCGGGTTCCATCCCCACTCAATCACTCGACTTCCTTCAAGCGGTACACCCGTTAACAACTGCCCAACCCCTGTCAAATAAGGATTTGTTTGGAGGCCATTCAAACCCGATTGGTAATACGAATTTGAGTCTGTTCTGGGATTCCTTACCGCTTGCGGATCATTGACCGGATACATACCCAGTTGTAACTGCGGCTGATCAGGTTCCCAGCACTCTGGACATACCAGTATATTGACATTTTTTGTCTTAATTGTCAGCGGTTTAAGCTGCTTAAGTTTGTAGCGAAAGTTACACCGGTCGCATTGCGCGATTGCAAACTTACCGGATGCAAACTGATTAGGCATCTCAGAACCCGCTTGTACCTAAGAAACTCTGCCGTGGCACAAACCTGATGGGCGCCTTCTCACGATCTTCTGTCGAGGCTAACTCCCAGGCTTGATCATACTGAGCCTTCAACATGGGCATCCGCTCTAGGCCACCTTCGACTTTCATCGAAAGTTTGTAAGCCAAACCAGCAATCAACGCCTCTTGGAACCTGAACGGAATATCTTCGACGTTCACGCCATTGCCTGCGTCCTGCATCCGACGCAACCGCCAGTAGACTAAAGTATAGTAAGGGTCACTTATCGAACCCTGATCGGGCGCCGGCCAGACGGTGATATTTGGGAACTTGGTATTACTTACCGCAGCACCCGAACTGTGCGACGCCGCCGTTGTATTGTTCTGGCCGCGAACCACGTTATTAAGCGTTGCATAAGCCGAAACACCCGTAGCCACATTCTCGGCTTGGGTGCTAGTACCGTAGTAATAAACCGTTTCCGTTCCAATGTTTGCATATCCCGCATATGGTACGCCGGCAAGGGTTGACATGGGGATGGTTGTGACTGACGCATTTATATTTGCCGCAAGTGTTCCAGTAAATGTATAGGTCTGCCCACCTTGGCGGTCGATATAAATCTGTATCGGCCGTCCGGTAGCCAGCTTATTAGGGATGGTTGAGTAGGTGCTTACCGAGATCCTGCTGATGTTGATATCTGTCTGGTTTGGACCAACACCTGTACGGATAACCGTCTCCATCAGATCAACTGTATTGATGGGCAAAGGGTAAGTAATCTGGCTGGCGTACATAGGTATCGCACCTTGTTCAACCGTCCAAAGATTGATGCCCTGGTTTGCCCATTCAGTGATAAGCAAGTTCAGGCTTCGCCGTGCAGTACGCAGGTCATAGCCCGAGCGCAGCTCTCGACCGCACCGCTCGTAAGCTTCCTCAACCAAATCATTAAGGTTGGGATCAAATGTGGTTACGCCTGTGGTACTCATTTACCTACCTTCCGAAATGGGGCCACCTTTTTGGCAATGCCTTTTGGCTGTGAAACAAACTGAAGCCCTTTTGATTTTCCCGCCCTTTTGGCTCGGGTGGTTGCTGCATACTCTGCTGATGAAAGAGATTTAATCGCCGCCTCTGGGAGATAGCGTTCCCCAGTATCTGATGACCTCTTGCCACTTTTAGTTCTCCACTTTTGTTGAGTCCAAGCTTTCAGAGATTGTTGCGGGGCTTTCATACCATCCGACCTTTGGTCTTCCCGCGTTGAGCTATACCATCCGCACGGGCCGATGCTGACTTTACCTTCCCGCCTTGTTTGAACCGACGGGTATATCCTACGCCAAACATGGGGGCCGCTAACGTCATATTTTCACCTTTGCGCTTTCGTGCTTCTATATCGGCATAGGCTTCAATCTCTGACTGTTTATCAACAGGCAACTTGTAACTTACACGGCCAGTCGCACCCATCCCGCCCTTGCCAATATCTACATTGGTAAGTTGTGCTGAAAGCCGCTTTTTTTCTTCTTCGTCTGTTTCGTAGGCGTTAGTCACGATACCCGCCTCCTGCGGCCTTATACCGCTTGGCTAACAATTGACTTTTTCTCGCGGACCACTGGCCTGCCGCCGTGCCTTGCACAGCCGCACCCTTGATCTGATTAAACAAGCGTTTTCTCATACTGGGCTTTGTATAGTTGCCAGCTTCATTTACTTTCGAGACTTTACCGCCTTCTGCAAATTGCAGAAAGTCCGTATTATCCCTTCGCCGCTTGACCTTGGCCTGCGGCATTTTGCTGGGATTGATTGCCCCCATTCCCCTGCTGCGTAGCATTTAAGGCTCCTATAATTGCTTCGAGGCCAAACGGTCCAATGTCTGTGGGCCGCAGATAATCAGGCGCCGCCAGCCCATAATACTCTGGAAGTAACGGCGCTCCAACAGTCGGTTGATCATAGTCAATATATTGCGTTTGCTGTGATCCTCCCGTCGGCAAGAAGAATCCTGGTATCGATGGCCGTGTTACGCCGCCTGGCCCAACCGGAGATCCCCCGGGTGCTGATGGCGTTGCTGCTGGCGTAACAGGTGTGGCTGTCGGTGTTGTAACGCCCGGCCCTACAGTAACTCCAGGGCCACCCTCACCTGGGCCTATAGTCACGCCTGGTCCACCACCAACCGGGACGCCTGGTCCACCACCAGGTGATACATAAACTCCCGGGCCAACGTCACCGCCTGGAGTAACACCGCCCGGACCACCGCTTGGGCTAACTAATACTCCAGGTCCGACTCCGCCTGATGGAGTTACTACGAAAGTAGCAGGGCCGGTAATACCGCCTGGCCCCACAGGTGTACCGTCACCTGGCCCAACCACTAACCCTGGGCCGCCACCACCTGGCGAAACCCCGATGCCCGGCCCCACACCACCGCCTGGACCTACAGTAACTCCTGGTCCACCACCGCCTGGACCTACAGTTGCACTTGGCCCAACACCACCGCCTGGACCTACAATATCTCCTGGCGTTCCCGGCGTACCTATCGTTGCACCAGGACCGCCGCCGCCACTTGGGCCTACAGTTCCTGTTGGTGTACCTGGTGTTCCAATAGTGGCTCCAGGTCCACCGCCAGCCGTAATTCCTGCGCCCGGACCAACCGTAGCAATAGCTGGGCTCGGGCCTCCCGCAACGCCTAGTGATGCTAAACCAGATGTACTTGGTCCCGCTGCTGGTGAAGTCGCTGGCGATCCGCTTGGTGCCGCAGGTTTTGACACAACAACTTGCGACCCGATAGTTAATTGCGCTCCGGCAGCATTTGTTGCAGGAACTTGCACAAGTTGACCACTGTTAGTGACAACATAAGCAACGTTATTAGCTGCGTTGATTTGTGCAACAACGCCAGTTTGTCCCGATGCCGCAGACACAGCGGCCGATACTTGAGACGCCTGCGCCTGTTGTGACTGCTGCGCCTGTTGAGATTGTTGCGTCTTAATTTGTTGAACAAAATCGTTGTACGGCGTCCAGTCTTTAAACTCTTGTATTTTCTGTGATGTAACCGTGACCTGTGCGTCTGCCTGCTGTTGAGGCACATTTGTCATGACCACTTGATCTGGGAATTTGAAATTCGGGTTTGTTTTTCCTTTATATATTTTTTCCAGAATCTCTTGCTCTGTCGGCATGGCATCACTAAGGCCCAAGTACCCCAAGCCGTGGATGATTAAATCCGCAGCAGCCGCTGTAACTCGCTGCCCCACTGGTGTTCCGACAGCCCATGCACCAACCCTAGCGGCCACAGGGAGCACTTGTAGCCAAGCAACCTGAGTTCGCTCTGCATCCGTTATTTCATCTGAAAGCTTCAAACCACCTGCTTCTGCAATCTGGCGGATGGCGGCATCATCCATCGTTTTCATCTTTTCGCCAATCACTTCTGCCGCAGCCGACATAGCCTCCAGCTTTGCCTGAGCTTCCATAAGCTCTGGGTCTACACGTAATCCAGCAACTTGGATATTGTCGTTGTTAGCCAAGTTTGCAAAGAATGTCTGCTGATCGTCGGTCAATGACCCAACATTGAGTTTGCCTGATAACTGGCTTCCTACTTTGCCGGATGCAATCTCATCAATGAGCCCTCGGTTGTCATTAACAAAGTTGAATACCGCTCCAGGATTTGACGTTAACTTAGCTAGCGATGGAATATTATCGCCGCCCGTTAATGCCGTTGTAAGCAGAAACTTAGCTTGATTTGCCGTTATAGCCCCATTCGTGGCTTCGACAATTTGTTTTGTTACCTCGGGACTTAATGTTTGTACCGTTAATGTATTTAAATTGATAGACCCGTTAGCTACTAACTGTGAGACTGCACTACCTACAGCCCGTGCAGTCATATTTGAAAATCCATTTGATATAGCGTAGTCGGCCGCTATTGATCCTACAACTGGAGCAACGCCCGATATAAAACCTTTCTCAAAATCACCACCTGCCGCTTCCGTTACGGTGCCGTTATAAACTCCATTCACAATTGCTGCCGCCGTAAGATTGGCTGCCGATACCGAAAGCCCTGCTGCGTTTAACGCCCCTGCTAAACCTGTTCCTCCAGATAATCCCAATGAAGCAGCCTCTGCCGCTGTTAATCCGGTCGCCGTCCCTATGAGTTCAGGTAATAAATATGGAGCAGCAAAAGCTGCAATCATGGCTACCGGTAAAGCGTATTCCTTTACTCCGTACTTCTCACGCCACTGGCTTGTTACACCCACCCCACCCTGGGCTGGAGCCAAGAAATAACCGGTACTCCCTTTGCCAGAACCTTCAGAACCAAACTCCCATGGCGCATTAGCACCACGAACAGTTTGTAATTCTTTACCTGTTACTTTGTCGAAGTAAATGGTTGCTGGTCTTGATACCTCTTCTTCTTCCTGTATTACATTATCGCCACTTACTTTTTCCACAAAGTCTGTAAATTTACGGTTTTCTACCCTGGTAGCTATGTTGCGTAAATCTGTGACGCCAAGACCTGTCAGGTAATCAGTCATCTTTTGCAGATGATGGTTCCAACCACTGTTACGATCCCAGGTTCCAAACTTAGTGCCACCGCTTGTTAGGTCAGTCAACTGTGTACTAATTCTTTCTGCTGGCGTGCGTTTGGCGTCCGCTTCAATTTCTGTGACGTATGCTTCGTAGCTCTTTCGCTGATCTGCCCGATTTTCTGGCGTGCTTATGTAATTCATAAGCTCGTCAGTAGATATGTTATTTGCTTTGGCGTAGTTGTACACCTCGTCATAAGTCAACAAATTGTCTGTCCCTTTGGCTTGGTTCAGACCCTGTGTGATGAATTGATTGCGTCGCAACCCACTAACGTCATCTGTATTTAAACCAAGAATTCGTATGGCGTCTGCATCGGATAGTCCTTGCTCGCTTGCAAATCCAAGCGCTGCGTCCAGCGTCTTTACACCAGCACCTCTATACGCCTCACGTATCTGCCTCTCAGCAGGCGTAAAAGAACTCTCGGTTTTTAACTCGTTAATGTATTGTTCTTTGTTTGTTGGCGATAGATACTTGGTTACAAAATCATCTATTGATAGGTTTGATTTGCCTATCTCGCCCAACACTTCTTCATAAGACAACCCGTCGCTTGCTAAAGTGTTTAATGTGCGTCGCTGCGATACTTCGTTAAACAGATTGCCTAACCCTTCTGGTGTCTGATTTACCAGCCCAGCAATTTGTGCCGCCGTTAAGTTATTTGCTTTGGCGTAGTCATACAATTTATTTGGATCAATAGCATTGGTCTTGGTATCGACCATGCCTTCAATAGCATCCTGTGCTCCCTTCAAGGCAGGCGTCAGTGAATCCCTGGCGGCAAGACGCTGCAACAAAGCTGTCTTCTGTTCAGGCGTATCGCTAAAGAAACTGTTCACAAAGTCTTCAATTGTGTATGACGTTTCTTTCTGGATGCCTAGTATTTCATCAAGCGTCAATTTATCGCCTGATTGCTTTGCATCCGACAACTTGTTTTGTATCGTTGTCGTTGTTCTATATTTTGCTATGTCGGCTGGCTTAACGCCGATGTAAGGAGCTAGCTGATCATCAGTAAGTCCATACTTTTCTGCAACGCCAAACGCCTGTGGGTAGGTGATATTGTCTGCGTTACCTTTCGCAGTTCGCAGGTCCGCGTAAATACTGGAGTCAGTCTTACTTTGATTAAGTAGAGCTAGCTTTGCACCCGTAAGACTTGATACAGCATCTGTAGAAACCGTATCAAATAGCTTTGCGTCCGCTAATGACAAAGCATTATTTTCAATAGTCTCTGCAAGCTTTTCCGGCGTGAGGCCAAAAAATTTAGAAAGATTTTGTGTGCTAACGCTAGCTTCTGAGGCGGCACGTATCGCGTCAACCAAATTAACTTGGCCTTTGGCGTCGGCATACTTTGATAAGGCTTGCCTGTCTTGTTCGTACTGTAAAGCAGGTATCGTTACGTCTGGGATAGCAACTTCCAGCGCCGTTACTATATTGGCGTATGGAATGTTTTTGGTTTTTGCATAATTAATGATGTCAGCAAAAGATACCTGCTTATCTTTGGCTAGACCATTAATGTCTTTCAGTATTGCTTGGTTCTTGGAAAACAGTAGGTTTTCCGCAGAGCCTGGCGCATCCCTGGCGCCTTCTAACTCTGCCTTGACTTGGTCAACGCTTAATCCGGTGCTATCCCAATAATCGACCGATCCTGGATCAGGATTCCGACCCAGGACTGTCCGGTACAGCTCAGTAATCTGAGCTGCGTTTGCATCAGCACTGGTTGACATGTCGAATTAAGCGCAACCACCTTTACGCATCTTCACCATGGTGCCTTTGGTTTTACCCTTGGCTGCAACACCATCGCGGCTAGGAGCAGCGGTTTTCACCGAGCCCATCTTGCTCGCCATAAATCCGCCTTCCTTCATGCCCTTCATCTCAGCCTTTTCGTGCTTGATCATGGGCTTGGGGGCGCCCTTCTCTTTCATGAAAGAGATCTCTTTCTTTACCATGGCTTTTGATTCGCCACCTGCTTTGTAACCTTTCATAGCTCTCTGCTCCGATAATCCAATAGCAATCGCTTGCTTGGGGTTGGTAACTTTCTGGCCCGAGGAAGACTTAAGCTTGCCTTCCTTGAACTCTCGCATGACTCGGCCTACCTTATCCATCAGATAATCCTGCCCTTGGTTTTACCACGCTTGGCAATCCCGTCACCGCGGCTTGATGCTGATCCTACTTTACCACCCGACTTGAAACCTTCTTTCATCCGGCGGCGAGCAATATACATGTCAGGCTCCATGCCAAAGCGATCTTTGCGTAGGTAACTGACGTTGGTTGATCGAGCAGCCCGCGGGTCTGGATCGTACGATGACAGAGATGGACCAGACGATTTCGTCTGGCTGGCGGGCTTTGTCTCACCTCGTCGGGTCAACCCTTTCTGAGCATTCAGGTAGTCACGCAGATTGTCAAAGCCAGCTTTTTGCATCTGCTCTTTGGTAACAATCGGTGCTTTTTCAGGCTTAGGTGTTTCCACCTTCGTGGCGGTCCTGCTAAATCCAGCAGTTGCAGGCTCTTCAAACTCCGCCAGTGAGACGCTTTCCTTTTTTGGTCGGCGTTTTTCTTCTTCAGCCTGGGCATTGATATCCTCTTGGATCGTCCTTGGACCCATCTGGCCGAATCCCTGAAACTCAGAGAAGGAATCTATAAGTTCACCCCCTGCGTACTTCTTTGTTTTGCGTTTCATAGCCTGCTCCACAGGTTAACTCCGCCAATTGGCGGAGTTATTTCATTACAACCATTGTTCCTTTGGTTTTTCCACGCTTGGCACAGCCATCTGCTGCACGAACATAGCCGCCATTCTTAAACATCTTTCCAAGCTCGGGGCGCTTATCCATCTTGCGTAGCTTTGCATCTTCCGCTTCTTGCTGCATTGCACCACGCTCTTTCATGGTCGGCACCATGTCAAAGTTTGGGTTGTAGGGAGAGTCGCCGTGATAGCCGCGACCTTGCCTTGGATCATCTTTGTTCATTCGGGCCATCATGCTTTCCTTTCCGAAAGTGCATCAATCTTTGCTTCAAGCCTTCCAATGCCTGAGTCAAAGCGTTCCATAATCTTTTCCAAATCCTGTCTAACTTCTGCACGAGTGATGTGATCACGGGCAATCTCCTCCCGAGTTCGATTCAGCAGAATCTGAATCCGCTTCTGCTCATCGTGGTTCATCTTAATCATGAACATGACTAGCGCCACAAAGAAGGAAGTTACTAAGTTCCAAACTAACGTACCTGTTTCCATTTAGCACTTCCATGCACGGAGACTTTTATTGATACGGCTGTTGGGATCATTGGCGGTTTTGGCAGAAGTAAGCTTCTTCTTCATGCCTTCCATCCTGCTGCAAAAGGATTTCTTCCTCGATCCGCCTTCCGGCTGGGGAGGTTTAAGTCCAGGCTTGCCAGGATTGGCGGCGTTATAAGAAGCCCGTCCCTTGGCGTTTAAACCTCCGGACGGGTTTTTACCTTCTTTCCTTTGCCAGGCTGGCGTCTTAGCCATAGAACACCATGACAGAAGCAACCGTTGTAATGTCTACGTAGACATTGGTACGGAATAACATGCCTTCACCTGGCAACAGGAAGTAAGAACCGCCCGTTGTGTTGTTCGGAACATTAAGCGTCATTTTGGTTGTGCCAGATGCACCACCATCAATAAAAGCTACTGATCCGCCAGATGATGGTGTTGGAACAATATAGACAGCCTTGACACGAACGGCTCCTAAATTGTTGTCATTTTGATCAACCAACTGCCCATCGTTCGTCCTTGCTTTACTGGCAAGAACATCGGTTTGCATCCCCATGATGCGCTCCTATTAGACGTTTTCAGCGCCGTTATCGCGGACAAAATACTCGACATAGCCCGAAACAGCACCTCCGCCAATGGTGTCACCTGCACCGCCGGTTAGATAAACCAACCCAGTGGAATACAGCACATCACCAATTGAGTCACCAGACGTTGCAGAGATGATATTGAACGCTCCAACGCTATTTGCCTTAGCGTTGTTGAGCAAGCAATCTGCATCGCCAACCGTCGTGTCGTTGTAGCGGATGTAGCCCATATCAAACTGAGCCGTGCTTGCGCCAGTGCCGTCAACGATGATGATGTCAGTTACCACTGCGTTTGCAGGAAGAATGACATTGCCGGTGTCTACAGAAGACTTGGTAAGTTTTGTTCCAGGATTGGAAGCGCAAGATGCGTAAAACTGGGCAACCATCTTCATGGAGCCAGCATAAGCGGTACGTGTGGAGTCACCGCCGGTCGAACGCCAGACGGCTGAGGTAGTAGCTAAAGCCATGATAAATCCTTATGCACAAGTAGCTTGCCAATCGGTGCATCGTCTGCTGGGACAGTCTGACAAGCTGGGTTTCCCAGATACCAAGAGTATAAATAAAAAAGGGGGCTTTGCAACCCCCTTTCTCCTCAAGCGACCTAATTAGGCGCCTTGGCTTCCAAAGATGCCCAGAGGATCTGATACGCCGAAGCTGTAACGCTCACGGGCTTTGTAACGGACGTTGCCGGTATCAAAGTCCCCGTCCATCCCTGTCTGCATGGGTGTCCGCACAAAGTGCTTCAATCCATTAGGGACGTCGGTGGTAAGGAACCAGCCGTTGGTATCAGTCAAGAAGTGGTTAATGGTGTATCCCTCGGGGATCGAACCATTGTTCTTGATTGCGTTGATATCGTTGTCGTTGGTTCCGACACGGAGTTCGGTTTCCAATAAACGAGTTGCAACGAACTGGAGGTTGGGAGGAACAATCAGCTTGCGTGGGCGAGCTGCGATCAACAGACCACGTTCATCCGTCCATGCTGCGATTTGAATGACAGCGTTTTCCAACGATGTTTCATTCAAGTCAGACTGGACTGCTGGCGTATTGCTGTTTACACCACCCGATACAAGAGGATGCGATATAGAGAACAAAGGCTGTCCGTCACCGTAAGTTACGGTCGAAGACCATCCATTGTTCAATACTGCTGCGGCTTTCACCTGCTTCGTATAGGCCATGGCACGAGCAAGCGCCTTGGTATAACGTGAGCTGAGCGAATCGTACAGGTTGTCTTCGATTGCCTCTTCGGTAATCGAGAAACCCATAGCGATGGTCTCATGGGTGTAGCGAGCCGTCCAAGCTTCCTGCGCGTTGTCATAAGCAATCGCAGAGCCTTCGTTCTTGACCGGTGCGGCCGAGAATCCAGACAGCTTGGTTTCCTCTTCAAACGAACGCTCAGAGGTCTCGGTTTCGTAGATCTCTTTGTGTTCTTCGCCATAGCGAGCGTACTCAAGACCGAACAGTGCGTTCAGGCCGGGGAGCAGCTCTTTCAGTAGTTGTGCGCGTGAAATAGCCATTTATGTTCCCCTTACAGACCAACTGGGTTGTAGTACGCGTGACCGCCAGTTACTGTGGATGTAATGCCGCCGCTAGATGCAACATACGGAGCATTGAACTTCACAATAATTTCTGGATAGTACAGAGTACCGCTATAGGTAAATGCCGTATCAGGCACCACATCAACAACTCGCAACGGATAAGTTGCCGTTACTGCACCGGATGCAATATTCACTGCGTAACGTGAGTCTTTGGTCGTGGTATTCAGCGTGTTTGCAACCATCTGGACGTTCAAGCCTACATCTGAGTAAGTAAAACCAGATGTGGTCGAAACAACCGTCGTGCCACTTACGCCGCAAACCTGGAACAACTGATCTGGATCTTCACAGATGTAAGCAATGATGTTTGTGTTGCTTGCAATTGATGTGTTTTTGATCCATGCCTGCGAGAAGGTCGGCTGACCAGTCACAGCAGAAACAAACGTACAGCCCATGAACACACCGGCAAAACCAGTGACAGGGGCAGCCGTCGTTTCGTCACAAACAACAATACATCCGTTGCTGTCAAACTTTACAGGGTCACCAAAACCAATGCTCTCAGCACTTGATGCATAAATGCGGCGCTGGCGAGTGGCTCCGGCAAAAACCTGACCGCCGATCAAATTGACCGGACGCAGACCATATGGGCCTGAAATAGTCGGGTAAGCCATTTGCTTTACTCCAAATGAGGTTATCTCTTACCGAAACTGACCTCTGAACGCTTCTCATTAAAGAGTGGCATCCTCGGATCATTTTCGCGCATAAAGTTACTGTCCACACTCTGCATCCATTCCCGAGCTTGCTTCTGGTAATAACCATTACGTTGCTCGACCATTTCCATCGGAGCGCGACACAGCATTAATCCACCAATTTCGATGTTGCCGGTCTTCGCACCGGTCGATAGCAGAGCTTGGGCTACTTCTGGATAGTCCTCCCACTTACATGGCTCGAAGCCATCTTGGTGTCGTGTCGCAACATTCCTTGCGTCAGCCACGCCGTTAAGCGCAGTTCTTACCCAACGATGTCGCCACCCGTCACGGGGCGTGGGATCAGGCAGTGAGCTTGGCGGCCTCCACTGTTTCGGACGTTCCGTGTTTTCACGGGTCTGTACTTCACGGGATTCGCGGCTCATAGCTTTCCTTCCATACGTAGTTTTGCCAATTCTCTGGCGTAAGTTTCAAGCGGAACTCCGATCCGTCGGGCAGCAGCAGCTTCCGAGGCCGTCAGTTTCAATTTTTTAGGTGGTGAACTGCGCGTTGCCGGGGCGACCACCGAAGCAGGACGTTTGGTTACTTCCCTTGGCTCTTCCTGAATGCCAAACTTCTCAGGGAATTTCTCCCTTATGCGAGAGTTGATCCTCTCGTAATACTCGTCGGTGAGAGCATATTGTTCGCCATGTTCCCGGGTAAGCTTTTTGTGCAGGCCCATTGCGAAAAATGTCATCTCATCGTCAACCCCAGGTTCACCTGACTGCCCGAACCATGGATTTTCGGACTTCCAGCGTTCAGCCTTGCGGTCTTGATAAGTATTTTGCTCATTATAAGCAGGTGTTTGTTGCTGTGGCAACTGTTGCTGCGGAACTTCTGCAACTTGTGGTTTAAAGTTTTTAACACGCTCCGATTTCATCATCGCAATATTTAATGCTTTTTGAGCATTTAATATTCGATCCGAGTCGGCACTATCTAATGCTTCCTTATATTCACGCTCCGCTTCAGATAATTCTTTTTCCGTTGCGAATTGCATGGTTTTTATTAACGTCGATTCTCCTGTCGTTAATTTTTCTTTCAGCTTATTATTTTCTTCCGCAATTTGTTTTGCGTAAGCAATAGCAGCTTCTCGCTCCCGCTGCGCCTCTTCCTTGGCACGGCGCTCGTCATTTCGAGCGTGCGTAAGCTTGTCAATACGTTTCTTGACATTGTCTGAATACTGACTGACTTCGTCCTCGGGGATATCTGCCGGGTCGTACTTCAGTGCCTTTGCAGTCTTATCCTCTTCAGGACGGTCATCAACAATCTCTACTTCCGTTGGGCCTTCACCCTCGACTTCAACTTCGATCTTGCCTTCTTGCTCTGCTGCCATAACTACTCCTTTAAGCGCGGCTGTACCCGCGAGGATCTTCAACAACACCTTCAATCATGTCGTCGTTGATTAGCCGGAACTCGGTTCCGTGGATTTTGAATCGCGTGCCTGCATAAGCACGTACTAATATGAAGTCACCTTCCTTGCACCATGGACCCGTCGGAAACTTCGCCTGGTCCTTGTAGCAATCCGGTCCCATCTTCAATACCAACAGCACAACCGTGCTGAACTCCTCAATCTTGGTCAGTGAATCAGGCTTCAATAAACCGTTAGCGAATTTGTCTTCCACTTGCGGTAGGGCGCATAACATGCGATAGCCCGAGGGCTTAGGAAGTTGCGTTGCCTTCACTTCTTCCTTTACTTCTGACAGGTCAGTCATCGTGATCCTTCAATCGTTGGGCAAGGTCTAGGTTGATGCGTCTGCTGACCAAAAGACCTTGAATCTGGCCGCATACGTACTTGTATTCCTCAAAGGACTTCATGCTCCCTTGCGAAAGCTGCTCTTCGAGGTACTTAATTTGCTTATCAATTTCGAGCGTGATCGCTTCAGCGTAGGTCATGAACGCTGCCTTTCACGTTGGATATCAGCGGCCTTTTCAACCATCTTTGCAGCAATCTGCTGCTGGGCCGTTTGCTGCATCGCACGAATGCGTTCTCGTTCAATGTCAGACTTCTCTTGCTGCGCCTTCGCTTTGAGCATCAACTCAGCCTGATCCATGGCCGCTTCTCGCTGCTCTTTCTGCTGCTTGAGCGCCAACTCAGCTTGCTGCATCTGCACCAAAGGATCTTGCGCTTGTTGCTGAGCCTGCTGCTGCTGGGCCTCTGCCATGTGCTGCTGCAACAATTGCTGAGCCCCCATGGCTGCAAGTCTGGATAACTCCACCTCGAAGTCTTCAGGCAACGGCTGATCAGGCGGTGGCAGCGGAACACCCAGTTGCTGCTCCAATTGCTTGCGGTACAGAAATGCCATGTGCTCATTCACATGCGCCATGGCCGCGGCCATCATCGCTCCACCTTGTGGGTTTTGCTGCACTTGCTGTCTGAGCATCGGATCTTGTATGGCCGACATGTGGACCGTCAAATGCGCCTCATGATCCTGATAGATAAACGCCTTCACAGGCTGCATGTTCAGTATCGCCATGTTCTCCGATACCGGATCTCGTGGCTGCTCTGCCTTGGCAGCAGGTATTAACTTATCAATGTTCTTGATACCCAATACCTCTAACATGCGCTTATGCAACTCTGGCATGTCATAGATCTGAGGTGCTTGGGCTGCAAGCTGTAGCACTGCCTGATACTGCGTAACCCGCTGGGCCAGGGTCGTTGCATTAGGATCAGACACAGGGATTACATCCACCATGTCATAGTCAGCTTGCTTGACCATCCGTCCGCCAGGCGCATCAACGTCGTAGCTATATTCCGTCGGCGTGTAATCACGGATGATGGCAGCAAGCAACTTGAACTCTTGGCGCATCGAGTAATGCAGCCTTGCCTGCACCGCAGACATCACCTTGAGCGTTCGCTCCAATACAGCAAGCGTTGTACCTACCGGTGTGTTCGCAGATAAATCAGAGATCTGCATATCCGCCGTGGCTGCAAATCTTCTTCCTTCAGCCACAATGGTTTGCAGCAATTTATAAAGAACCTCACTTGGCTCTTTGTAGGGAAGCGGAAGGATGTTGTCCCTGATCGAACCCGATGGCACGTCCACATCCCGGAACTCCCCCGGGCTAATCGGTGTGTCATCACCTTTCACACGAAGACCCCTGGACTTCAAGCCGCCTGGCAGATTGGATAACGTCCCCGCATCCACCAACTGTCTAATCAATGAGGTACCCGACTTGGCAAAAGCACCGACCAAGTGAATCAACCCAAACCCGTAGAAACCAAATCCAGGTATATAAATATAGTGGGTGTAATGCATCCGCTTTAATTTCAACGGATCATCCGAATACCAATTCCTTCGGATAGCCAAGATCTGGCTCGTGCTTTTATCAATCGTCACCACATAAGGCAGCGCAATCCCTGTCGGGCCGTCCTTATCACTATCCTCGAACCCAGGCAGATCCAGGTCTACGCACATCTCAAGAATGCGATAACGATCATCCATCGTGGCTGTCATGCCCTGCTCTTCAGCCTTGCGCTTTTCAATATCATCCAGCGCCGTTGATGGCTCACCTAAATCCACATCACGCCATAATCCTGCGTGCTGTAATTTCTTAACCTCATTCTGTGTCTTACGCATAATGTGCGTAATCCGCTCGGCATCACGTAAATCTGTTGCACCAAACGGAACCACAATATCTTCAGCCGGAATAAATATCGCTACCGGCCTTCCCAATGAAGGGTCGTAATAAACCTTTTTAAATGCCGATCCCGCCAAAGCCAGTGACCAAAGCATTTTCTCGTGCTCCGGTCTATATTCAGGCATTTGCTCGGTTAATCGATAATTCATATCGTCCTTAACCCGCTCAGCCGCATCTTCCTTTTCTTTATTTAATGACCCAATAATCTGGGTTTTAACCGGCCCCGACGCTGGAAATGTTTCCATAATCGATTCGGCCTGGAATCGCACCGCAGCTTCTGACAATAACGGGTAAAACACACCGCACGCCCCAGGCCAAGGCTCCGTCCGGTCCTCATACTTTAGTCCTAGTAGCTTCAACCCATCAACATAGGTATCGACCCACTCCTTCCTGGCGGATTGATCAGTCTCATAATCCTGAAGTAGTTCATTAGCAATCGATGCTAAGTCCCTGTCATCCATGTATTCAGCCAGATTTGCGTCATGATCTTCTGGCTGCTCTCGTTCTGGCTCCAAGGTTACTTCTACGCCACCGGCTGAGATGCTTACTGATTCAGGATCTTCGATCTCAATTTCCACTTCCGTGGGTTCTTCCATGGCCGCATCAAGTCCCAAGGGCGCTGGATAAAGGGAGGATTCAATCGCCATATCGGCTCCTAGTAATAAGCCACCTTCCGGTGGTAAATGGGTTCATCCTTCTCATCGGACCGTAGACTCAAGAAGCCACCCTGGCGGAACCTCAACAACGCCTGCGTCATCGAATCCACCAAGTCATCATGCTCCCCAGAAGGGAAAGCCGCCACTTCTTCAATCAATTCGTCTGCGAATTTTCGCTCAGGAACCCAGATTCTGCCACTGGCAAACAAATCCGATACCGCATTGAGCCTCACAATCTTGTCATTCCCCTTGGTCGGGCTATATTCACTCACCGGTATACCCATGCGCCGTAGCTCAAAGATCAATGGACTACCCGCTGCCTTGGCCTCCACCAAAAACACATCTGGATTCCACTCCAAATACGTTTCATAAGCCTTCTGCTTTAACTCAGGGAACTCATATCGGTCCTTAAACGCATCTAGCAAAATAATATTGCTGTCCCCATCCTCCGTGGTCCACACACCCCACGTTGTACAGGCCGAATAATCCGCCCGGTTGCTCTTTAAAAACGCAGTATCCCAGCTCTGAATAATAAAATCCACCGCAGGCGGCCGGTCACCAGGCCATCGCTGCCACCACTCCCGCTTTACTATCGCCCCCTCTTCAGCAGTCGGCTGCTGCTGGTACTGAGCATTCCACTTACCAACCGGAAGCTCCTCTTTGAGCGCCAATAACTCCTCTAACTTCCAAAACTGAGGCCACATCGGCCTGCCAGAGGGCAAAATCGCCGGCAACTCAATCACTTCCCACTCATCACCGCCCCGAGTCTGGCTTGCTTTCAGCACCTGACCCGTCAAATCACGTAATGACCACCTCGTCATCACAATAATGATCGCTCCGCCAGGCTGAAGACGCTGCCTCGGCCCCGACGTATACCACTCATACACCGAATCAAACACATCAGGCTTATGAGCCGCCAGTTTTGCCTCTTGCTCCGAGTGCGGATCATCAATAATCAGTAAATCCGCCCCCTTACCCGTTACCGATCCACCCACACCAATCGAAAAATACTCACCACCCTTGTTCGTTGCCCACCTACCCGCACTCTTGTTATCCGCTTTGAGCTTCACACCCTCAAAAACAGCGTGATACTCATCCGAATCAATCAAATTCCTTACCTTCCTACCAAACCCCACGGCCAATTCAGCCGTATGCGAGGTCTGAATCACCTTCTTTTCCGGGTTCCTACCCAAAAACCAAGCCGGCAGTAAGTAACTCGCAAACTCAGACTTCGTATGACGAGGCGCCATATTAATAATCAACCGCTTTTTCTTCCCCGTCACCACCTCCTCAAACGCTTTAGCCACAATCTCATGATGCCTACCACCCACAAACCCAGGCCACATCCGTTTCACAAACGCCATAAAATCATTCTGCGCTAAAACCTTCCCCTCTTCCGCCTCCAACCGCTCAATCTCTTCCAACAAAAACCTTCTCTCATCCTCCGTCAATAGATGAATCTTCGCAGCCGCAGCCTTCGCTAGCTCCCTAAGATCCATCCTTCCTCCTCACTACCCTCACACTCCTACTCTTCCCAGGCGTCTTCTTCAAATACCCCTGCTTACACAAACTCTCCACAAGCCTATGCACATTACTCTTACTATCCTGCAATAACACAAACCGTATATCGTCATACGACGGACCAAAGTGATACAACTCCCACCAAGTCTTCACCGCCAACAATACCTTAGCCTCCGCCTTCGTCATCCCTCAACCTCTTCTGTATCTCATCCCTAGCACCCTCCCTCGGTGCCCACTCTATCTTCGGCACCTCCCCCATCGTCGCCGCATACCACCGCTTCGGATCTTGCCAAATCGGCTTTTCCTTTTTTTTACTACCCCCCGTATGGGTACCCTTTTCCCCTTCTAAAGGGGTATCACCCGCATTAACTCCGCCAATTGGCGGAGTTAAATCACTCGCTTGGGGGTACCCCGTCTGGCTGGCGGACTCCGGAGAGTTATCGGATGGTATGTGTGGATTATTGGACCTTGCGCTGCCCCCGACCCCCCGCCCTGTTTGGCCCTCCCCCCCTGGGGTGGGGTCGCCCTCGTGCGCGTGCGCGTGTGCGGGTACGCCCGCGTGCGTGCCTGCGTGCGTGGGCGCGTGCGCCTCGACATCGACGACACCCGCGAGCCTGGCAAGCTTGTCACGCAACCTTGCCGCTGTATCACCCGACCGATGCTCGACCACCGTGCGATGCTCGAATGCGCCGACATCCGCCAGCCGGCCGAGCAGCTCCAGCGCTCGCAACCGATCCGCCGGCCGCTGAGCTGTGCGTGCCTCGTGTTGCAGGCTATCGACCACGAAACCCCGGATATCGAGGGGGTTCTGCGAATAACGCAACCTTTCGACCGCTTGCTGTTGCGCGAGTGCTTGCTGCACTTCCGGCCGCTTGCCCACCTTCCAAGCCGCTGTGCTAACCGAGCGCGAAGTGCCGCCAGGCTCGAACGCTTCGATGAACGCTTCGCGCTTTCCTGCGCCCTCCGCCATGCGCTGCACGAACTGCCGCTCCCTCGGTGACAGCTCTACATGTGGCATGAGAACCCGATCCGCCGGTATGCCCCGCCCTATTGCTCGCACTGCCGCCGCTGGCATATCTGGCGCATTGCCTGCCATGCTTTCCCCTTTGTGAACGATTACCGAACGTCCCGATGATAACCGTTTATCTGCCGCAGTCAACCGCTCGTCCGAAAGGCCGCTTGTCGCCGACGAATGGTGGATTGTAACTGACAATTGGCTATTGACAGCCGATGTATTGTCACTCACACTAGCGAAGCAGTACCGAACCCCCTAACTACCTGGAGCACGACATGCAAACCTTCCGACTAGTAATCGACCAAGGCAACTTATGCTTTCCTCATGGCGGGCATGACACTTGGGAAGGCGGCGGAGTCTATGACGACTCGTCTATCCCTTCCTTGCTCATCTACCGCTATGCCGCCGGCGATATTGATACCTTCGCATGGCCGCTTGTTGGCAGCTTCGCCGAGCTTCAAAAGAAACGCATTCGCTTAGCTTCCGCCCTTTACGCCGAGCGCGAATGCAATCCATGCTTTCCGCCCGATGCCTTAATTGAACTTCCCGATGGCGAGCCCTTCGACTTCGACGCGATACTTGCCGATGCCGAGAACCATCGCCGCCGGGTCTGGGCAGACGCTTATTTTGATGCTCGCGCTTGTGGCTTGTCTGAAGACGAAGCCCACGACCACGCCCGCGCCAAGCTTGCGGACGTTTAATCATGCACCACCGCTTCGACTCACTCATGCCAGCCGCCGAGCTTCGCCGTATCGCTCGCAAGCTTCACGACAACCCAACGGCCGAAAACCTACGCTGGGCAGCCTGCGCCTATGCCGCCGGACTCGGCCGTTATGTCAGCCCGCAAATCGTGGAGCTTGCCGAGCTTGCTTATGTGGCCGAATGGCTTGCCGACCGTGACGACCCAGCCGCGCACGCAACCATAGCCGCCGCGGCCGTCCGCCTA